CCATCCATCCAGAGCCCGGCGGGCCTTGTCGGCCAGGTCGCGGGCACCCTCGTAGGTGGTGGCCAGAAACTCCAGATCGACCGACACCGTGGGGGTGCCGACCGGCCCGGTGAATGACTGCTCACGCCGGATGCCGGTCCGCCGGTAGGTAATGAACGGCAGCGACGCCGAAGCCGGCGCCAGGATCGGGAACACCCTGGACGACACCAGCGACGACACCGCGGTCGACGCCAACAGCGTGCTGCGTAACGCGGCTTCCGGGCTTTTGAGGCTCATGTGGTCCTCGGCGGGCTGTTGCGTGCCATGTCCCGTGCCGCCCTCTCCAGGGCCGTGGACGCTTGCTGTGTCATGGTGCTGGCCATGAGGCCCTTGGACTGGTTGAACGCCGTCGCGATCGGCGGCTTTCCGGTGCGGCCGCCGACGGGCATTGCCTTGAGATCGACACGCTGCCCGGCCTTTGCTCGCTTGAAGAACGATCGCGGGTAGGCAGGCTTGCCGGTTTTCATCACACCCTTAGCGCGGCCACTTGCTGGGGTCACGATTTGCATGGGGCCACCGCGCCCCTTGGCCTTGCTGTTGAAAGTCGACGCCACCTGGCCCTTCGTCGTCCGCGGTTTGGTGCCGAACTCCAGGAAGCCCTGGTGGTATGCCTTTGCGGTGTCATCGCTGGGGTCGGCTCGGCGTGGCGGCTTTCTGTATCCCGCCAGCCCGTAGTTGGGGGTGGCCTTGGAGGCAATCGCTTTCCTCAGGTTTCCGGTTGGCCCGCGTGGCGTGGTCTGCTTTAGCGCATTCACGAACACCTTGGCGGTGGCGTTGAACGCGGCTTTCATGTACTTCCGTCGCACGCCGCGGGGAAACTCCGCAAGATCTCGCTTGAGCTGGTCCAGCCCCGGCATCGCCACGGCGCTTCCCTTGACCAGTCGCGCTGCCATTAGGTGGTCGTCTCGGTGCAGGTGGCGACGTGCTCGGAGCGGTTGCCGTACTCGAGCAGGCTCACGATCTCCAGCGTGCGGCCACGCCAGGAGAAACGCATGTTCTGGTTGAGCCCGGCCAGGTATCGCATCCTCACCCGGTGCGAAACCACGATCTCCTGTTGGCTGTTCGCCAGGGCCTCGCGTGCCGACACCCCTTCCACGCTCGCCCACGTCGTCGTGCTGTCGGTCCAGGTCAGCACCGTCTCGCCCAGGGCGTTGGTGGCGCCGCTGGCGACCTGCACCGTCACACGCTCGCGGAGCTCGCCGGGGCGGATCATCGGTACTGCCCCCAGCTGACCGAGTTGAGCAAAGCGTTGACGCTGTACTCCAGCTCCTTGCTGATGCTGCCGACGAGCACCGCCTGCCGGTTCTCGTACCAGTGGGCCACGAGCAGCAGGATGGCGTTGCGGATCACTCGCGGCACCTTCGTGCCGTCCTCTCCGTAGCCGCCCCACCACGTCACGCTGACGCTGTTGCGGTCGTACAGGTGGCTGGGCCAAGTCCCGGCGTAGTTCGTCCGCATGACGCCGGGCGTGCTGTGCCGGTCGACGCGGTACTCGGTGGTGGCCAGCGTCGCCGTCGATCCGCCCTCGAGCGTGTACGTGATCGCCGTGGCGGTGTGCGTGCCCGCCATGGCCATCGGCGGCCGCGGCAGCTCGATCTCGTACGGGAACCGGTCGAGCCGCATCGTCCACTGGGTGTAGACGAGCGAGCGGTCAAGGTAGCTCTCGACCCACTCGCGGGCCGCGGAGATCAGGCCCACGATGTAGGTGTCGTCGTCCTCGATGTCGACGCGGAGGTGCAGCTTGGCCTCGGCCAGGCTCACCGGCTCGACGACGGGCTGCGTGGCCCTGGTGAGGCTGCGGTAGTTCATCGCTTGGCCCTGCGCTTCGGGGTGGCGTCGGCCCGCTGAACCGTGGCCGCCGGCTCCAGGGCCGCCGTTTCGATCGTCCGCGATTCGCGAACCGCGGACGCGGCCCCGTCTTCGACGGCGACGCCACGACGCAGCAGCACGTCTGCCACGCCGCCGCCCATGGTCGCCACCGCGCCTCGGGGGTAGCCACGCCACGCCTTGAGGAATCGGATCTTCATGGGCTCGGTGCCCTCCACGCGTCGGCCGGACGCTCCAGCGTCGTGCAGAACTTCGACGAGTGCTGATACACCGGGGCGTTGAGGTTCCTGCCGGGCCAGGTCACCATGTACTCGCCGTGGCCGAGTACGACGCGCGGGCTGATGAACACGCGGTTGCCGCACTCCCTCCACTTTTTCCAGAAGAAGATGTCGTCGTCCAGGCGGCCGTCGCCCCACTCGCCGCGGTCGTTCGGCACACCCAGGAACCACGGTTTCGGCATCCGCTTCAGTGCCGCGGTGGAGATCAGCGTGCAGCCGAAGTGGGCGGTGTCGACCTCGCACACGGGCGAACCGAACCACGACGCCGGCACCTCGCTCTTGCCGTCCGGCGGCGGGTTGTCGAGGCATCCCAGCATGGTGAGCATCGGCCGGCCGTCCTCACGCTTGGTCTGCAGCCCGGTGATCGCATCGCACTGGAACGTCATGGCCAGCGCCATGAGGTGCTCCAGATCCTGTTTTGTGAAAAACGTGTCGTAGTCGATCGTCAGCAGGTACTCGGCGTCGCCAATGAACTGCGTCATCACACGATCGAGGCACTGGCCCCAGAACGCGCCGGTCACCTTGGTGGGGCGGATGCCGAGAGGCATCAGCACCTGTGCCCAGGTGAAGAAATTGTCCATGAACCCGAGCCGCGGCACGCTCATCACGGCCTCGACCCGGACGTTGACCTGCGTGTCGCCGATCGTCACCAGCACGGCACGGCCCTCAAAAGAAAACGGGCGAGAGCGGGAGTCGCTCTCGCCCGCTCTGGGCGTTTTCGCTGTGGTGTCAAGCTCAGCCGGAGACGAACGCCTTGACGCCGGCGTCGCTGGCATTCACCGGGGCGTTGACGCCCTTGCTCAGCCGGCAGTTGACCGCTACGACGCTCGCCACCTGGGGCGTGGCGAACACGTTGAGGTAGCGCTTCTTGCCACGCAGGTCGACGTTGAACCGCACCACGTTGGTGTCGGCCGTGTTTCCCGGCGTCGGGATCGTGTACCCGACGGTGGCCGAGGTGGCCGTGCCGCCGGTGAACGCCACGATGTCGCTGTAGCTCGACGTGGTGTCGCCGTGCTGCAGCTTGCACGCGATCGCGACCGCCGAGTTGGTGCCGGCCGCGGCCACCTTCTCGAAGATCACGTCGACCGCCGCGTACGAAAAGCCCAGCGTGTCGATGCTGGTCTGGCTCGTCGCGTTGGTCGCCGTGTCGGCAGTGCCGAGATCGGCCACGGTCTTGGAGGCTTCCGAGCGGTTCATGCGTGATCTCCGGGTCAGAGGCGGGTGAGAGGTGGGAACGTCTCAGTCTCAGGCGGCCTTGATCGCGATCAGCGGGCCGGCGTTGGTCGTGTCGCCCAGCGAGTGCCAGACCATGGTGCCGCGGGCGAATCCGAAGAACCCGGTCACGTCGTACTCGCGGTAGCGGCTGGAATCGGGGGTGATCGCGAACTGCCGGCGGAGCCCGAACATGCCCGCCAGGTCGGCCCGGCCGAAGTACGCGATGTACTTGCCGGTCAGGTCCTCCTCGATGTTAGGCAGCTCGTCGGAGAACTCGACCGGGTAGCCGGCGAACGCCGGCGTGATGCCGTCGGCCAGCGTGGTCTTGCCGCCGGCGGCCAGCTCGAGGCGGGCCATCGACGCGTGGTAGCCGAAGGGGCTCATGTACCACTTCGCACCGGCGCGGGCGAACTGCGGGAGCTTGCCCATCGCACCGAGGAAGTCGGCCGCCACGAGCTCCTCCCACGTGTCCCGGCCGGTGCCGGTCGTGTGGATCGACGCGGTGGCCGCCGCGATCTTGCTGGTCAGGCCCTGGATGCCGCCGTAGGTGCTCGTGCCGTCGCCGTCGATGGCGGCCGCCTCGAGCTTCGCCGCCAGGGCGATGCCGAACTCCTCGGTGATCTCGTCGCCGAGGTTGACCGTGGACGCGGAGTCGTCAAGCAGCTCGTTCGAAACCTTGGCGATGCCCGACAGCTTCTGGGCGACCATCTCGACCAGGCCGAGCGACATGGTCGAAGGCGTGCCCTCGACGTTTTCGCCGACCCAGTTCATGGTCAGGCCCGACAGACGCTTGTTCTTGAAGACGTGGTCCGACTCCATCGTCACGTTCTGCATGTTCCGCGCCCACGTGGTGTACACGTCGACGTAGCGGATGATGCCTGGCAGCATGACGCTGGGCACGAGGAACCCGCCGAGGTTGTTCACGCCTTCCACGTGCGTGTTTCGCACCTCGATGCCGCGGTCGTGGCACCACTGCCGGGCCTGGACCGACCCGGCGAACTGGGCCTTGAGCCACATGCCGACGGTGTGGGCGTGCTCGACGGCCTGCGGACCCTTGAACGCCCGCAGCTCGCCGCGGAACGGCACCGCCTCGATGCGGGTCTGCTGCTGGCTGCCGCGGCTCTCGGGCTCGCCGGCGGGCTCGCCAGCCGGCACGCAGCGGTTGACCGCGGCACGGGCGCTCTTCGCCGACTCGACGACGCGCCGCTCGAAGTCGAGCTTCTTCTCCACGTCGGCGCCGCGGGACATGAGCCCTTCAAGCTCAAGGTCACGGGCAGCGACCTTGTCGCCGTCGTCCCCGCAGTCCATGGCCTGCACGGCCTCGATGCGTGCGGCGATCTGGGCGGCCTCGTCCTGGAGCTGCTTGTAGCGGTCGGCCATGGTCGGGTGTCTCCGGTGGTCCGCGGAAC